CGATGAGGTTATTGCCAGTGATGCTGGGCAGAGCATAAGTCTTCTGCTACCAGGAACATGGGGGGTTAAAGACACAAGGCGTTTTGGTGCGGGCGGTCCCATTGGTGAAATTGTGGCGGAAGATGAACGAGGAGTGATTGTACTATTCAATGCACGGGAGGTTAAAGAATATCTACTGCAATTATGCGCTATAGAAAATCAGGTTAAGAGAAAGGAATAATGCAGATGAAACAATTATCTGAAGAAGAAGCCATTTTAGTATATGAAAGTGGGAAATGGAAAGACTGGTCTGATAGAGCTTTAGTTGGCTATCAGCTTTTTCAGAAGCGGCTATGTGTGCCTTTTGATGTATTTCATGCAGCTATTGAAAGAGTTCTCAATCGTCCTGTATATACGCATGAATTTGGTCTTAATTGGGATGGTTTAGTGGCTGAATATCTTGGTAAAGCCGAAAAACCTACTCTTAAGGAGATTATAGACTTAATTCCAGAAGACAAAAGAATTGTTGTTATGTGTGAGTAAAAGGAAGATACAATAATGTGCTTAGATGAACTGGCAAAATTCAAAGTTGCCAAAGATTATGGCTGGGGAGTGTTTCGGGAAGAGGACGGACAGCTCTTTCAGCGTTTTGGTTGTAAATCGCTAGTGCCAGAGGAAAAGTGGCAAACAGACCCAAATGATTATTCACTTCAAACGGAATATGATGGGAAACCCTATAGGACTGGCTTTCATCTGTTTATAAGGGAAGAAGACGCTTTGGGTTATGTTAGCCCGTTTCGCAATGATGAAGTAATCAGAAAAGTAAGATTTAGAAGAATAGTAGCCAAAGGGAAGCAGTATCTTCCTTATACGCTGTCGTCAAAAGCCAATGTCGTTGTTGTAAGGGAAAGGTATGTTGAGAAAGAATAAAAGGAGTTTAAGATGGGAGAACTAAGGAATTTAACCGAAGAAAATGTCGATGAGCTAAAGGCAACTCTAAAGCGAATGCAGAAAGAGAATCCAGACCTCGAATATTGGTTCTTTCCTCAGAAGGAGGAGACAGAATCGGATACGTTAGAGTTGATTGAAATCACGAAAGAAATTAAAGCTTGGCCTGATATTCGATTTTGACGGCCATGTCTTGATAGACGGTGTTTTGGGAAGGCATTTAGCAAGGAAGTGGAAATTGAGAATATAGGAGGGGATAATGAGCGCCAGCCAGATTGCGATAACTGGAGAAGAGCTTTTGGCATTAGGGCTCACAATTGCTCAACTTCAACAATAAGCAATGGAGTTACCTTATTATAGCCAACATAGAAAACTACTAGAAAGTTTGCTTGTAAATTTAGAAAGGGCTCAAAAAGAGTGCCTAAGACGGTTGCAGAGAGCATGCTGAATTAGGGACAGTGGATGACGGACACCACATAAAAAACGGCTATCAATAGCATGTGCGTCCCCTCTGCGACCGCTTAGCCAATTGAGAGCATAGAAAAAGATGACCGAGAAACAGCAAGCAATAGACTTATTTAAGAAAAGAATTGAAGAATTGATTGAAAAGAATCCTCGACAACTGCCTCAGTGGACATATGCTGACCTAATAGGAGCGGCATATCTAATTGAGGAGTATTCTTATCAGTTGGATTTCATTGCTCGACTGGAGAAGGCATTGTCGAGGAGGGTTTGAATAGTAAGTGAAAGGAAATAATAAAAGTGAAGGAGAAAGCATGAAAATGTTAGCCTTATCTATAATCATAGTAGCACTTATAGGCAACACACTAAATACAGCCTATAAGCTATATAAACTGCAATATCGAATAGAGCGGATAGAAAATAACTACCAGCACCTTTTACATCGAATAAACGCAATCGAATATCCAGAAGTGCTTGGAAAGGGAGATCGAAAGGCAAGCAATGGTGGCTAAAGAGATTGACAATTACAAACCATATAAAGGTTTCTACGACCTCCGGGACTTCAAGTTGCCTAAAAAGATCTTTATTCGATTGTGGAAGTGTCAGGCTATCCTATCTGAAATGAGCGAGAACTCTGATTACTATCAGAGATGGCATCCCTTTCAATGGGAGGCAGCGCAGGAGTTAAGTGCAACGTATCAGTCAATTCTTTTTACAAAGAGAAAAAGATGAAGGGAGATCTAAATGAAAGACCCATCCGAGGTGGTCAAAGCAATATTGGATAACTATGAACCTATTGAGCCAGGGAACTCCATTGGAGATAGCGCTCAACTAATAAACGGGCAATGGTACGCTCCCAAGTGGGGATGTGATACGTTGCAGCATGTTATTGAGACTATTGAGCAATTAAGCGGAGAAGAAGGGGAAAAGAATAATGAAAATCAAAATCTTTAAAAGAGTAATACGTTATACATTTGATAAATTCCAAAAAGATCAACAAAAAGCGTGGCAGCTATTAGATCAATTAGATCCTTTTTATAAAGAACCTTTATCTCCTAACAAGCTAATCAACTCTGACCTGGATTCCGCTGCGCTTAAAGCTAAAGGAGGGTTAAGCATATGAAAGCATTTTTTGGTTGGTATTCAATAATATTCAGCGTTCTATCTTTATTGATATATATTGTTGATAAATCGCCAATTCAGGCAAACTATTTTATGTTGGTAGCAGTTTTAATCTTGGCTAAAGAATGGAGGGTAGATAAAATGATACACTATAAAGAAACAAAATACGGTTTTGAGTTTGGCGATGCAAAAGTTAGTCGCTTCTTTCAAGACGAGAAAAAAGGCTGGGTTACTTTGGGTATAGAATCATCAAAATATCAGGGTAACAGAGCTATACAAATTTATGTAACCAAAACAGGGAAAATCAGGATTTTTTCACGTGAAGGTGAATGGTTTCCCAAAGACAAAAGTAAAGATAAAAAAGGAAGATGAGGATTGATAATGAGTTATATGAATACAGATAGATATAAAAGGATAACTCCCGAGGTTGCTATAGAATATGATGAACATTGGGCAGAGGTGCTGGAACTTGCTGAGAAATATGGTTTTATTAGGCAAGGATACGGTGGAGTTGCTATATTAGCAACACATCAAAATATTGATGAGATAGAAGTCCGTCAGGTGCAACCGAGCTATGAGGAAACTATACGATGGATTACAATGGACTCAAAACAAAACTAATGGATGAGTTGCTCAAAGCTTTTGCAAAGCGCTATGACATTGAAAATTGCGATGACTGGGCTATCATAGAGTTGTATCTTGCAAGGGCGTGCAGTGTGCTTGAGCAAGCAGGATGGAAAAAGGAAGGGAAAGATGAAAAAATTAAAAACACTTAACAAATTTAAGGAGGTAAAAAATGGATAGAGGCATTTTAAGAACACCTATTATGGAAGGGTCTTCTGAGCCGGAAAGGACTCCACAGGTTGAAGAACAAGTGAAGCATGCTTATGGAGCTTTGGGAGATTTAACATCTGTTGTAAATGAATTGGGAGAAAGGCTTACAAAAGTAATGAGGGAACCCTATCCAGAGCAAAAAGATGAAGAAAAGGAGCGCCTTGGAAAAGTACTTGTACCTTTAGCTGGAGATATAAGGTCAATTTCTGAGCATATTGAAGCACAAACTGCTAAGCTCAGGGATTATCTGAATCGGCTTGAGTTGTAGATTGGCTTGAAATATTAGACTCTTGAATATCCTTGTGGGTAGCCTTTTAACGACCTTGGCCTTTTTGCTCCTAAGTTCGGTCAGCTTGGAGACCACAAGGATTATTTATTAGCTAAAAGTTTTGTCTTATCGGCTGAAGACCTTGAACTCCCATAAAAATAATTAAGTACCATCCCAAAGCCAGCGGCAAGAGCACCAAAGAGTTGATTGATTGGCCCTATTGCGCTTTCTGGTAATGGCTTGAAATACATCATTCCAGTCATCACAAAAAAGCCTGCTATCACCGTCCAAGCCAAAGCATAGAGATTAATATCCCTTTTCCCAGTAACTTTTGTAATTTCAATTTCCCTTTGTCTGGCATTCCTTAGATCATCAAAATATAGTCGTTTAATCTCCAATCCATAATCAGCTTCAATTTCCTTTAATTTAACTAATTGGTCTGGATTGGCAGCTATATTTGTAATATTAGCAGGCGTGAGGTTCTTCTCTTCAATGCCAAGTTTGGAACTGATTAAAGAAAGCGCTGTTTTTGCTGCCAGTCCGCCCGCCGGGCCGCCTAATGCAGTCCCCAAAGCGGGAAGACCTATATTTAATAGCTTTTTGCCGACTTCTTCCCAACGCATAATCTACCCTCCTATAAATATTCCAATGCCTTATTTCTCCTTATTCTTTTTCTCTTCTATCTCTTTCTTTCTAATTTCAAGACATTGATTTTCTGTTTTCTCTGGATTGAAAATAAAATCATAATGTTCTTTTTCAAGCCACTTATAGATTCGTTCAATAGGTATAAATAACCCCATATGAGGGACAGGATTTCCCCAGCCAACAATAGGAACTAAAGAAGGTATTCCTATCAATTCACCTGTCTCTGCTAAAAACATAGCTCCGCCTGAATTGCCATATATTATTTGACTTGAACTCATATGAAATGGGAGAGAATCTATCTGAAAATTTAATCGAGTAATACATCCAGTAGTAGGTATAGGCGGAAAACCCAAGCTACACCCACAGGCAACAGTTTCATCCATTACTTTATATTGTACATCGGGTTTTGGAAGAACAGCAACATAATCAATTTTCTCTTCTGATCTCAATTTGATAAGCGCCATATCTTCATTTTTATTGTAGAGAACAATTTCTGCCTCAACCTTGAGAGTACCTATCGGAGTAGAAAGATTACGATATTTAAATATCTCAACATAAACTATGCCTCTCTTTTCTTTTTTAACATCTTTTTGTAAATTGCTGTCCCATTCTTTTGTTATGGTAATAGCACCATCTATGACATGATAGTTAGTCAGAATATAGGTTGAATAAATTGAAGAATCTGCCTCAGTTTTTTGTGAGTATACCAATGTTCCTGAACCGCCAACCAGACCCTGTGTTACTCTCACAATGGGATAGATGTATTTCTCATGAGCTTCCTTACCATTCATATAAGCAAACACCATGCTTGGCATTACCGAAAGGCAAATAAGTATTAAAGCCCCCAATGTAATGCCTATGGTTATTAGCCACGATTTTGTTTGAGTAAAATTTCTCATTTTATCCTCCACTAAAAATTAATATTTAATCTATTTCCTGATGGTTGTCGATGAAAATTTCGGGGTCGCACCTCACAACCTCCACGTGAATATGCGGAGTTACCAAAGGATATTTTTTGCCTATATCCTGTGCAAGCCCGATCTCATCACCCATTTTTACTACTTTACCTATTAACTCAGGAAAAGGCTGCAAATAAAACATTTTAAGAGTTAACCGTTTTGCAGCAATTACTAATCCGCTATATTCCCCCTGCACATATGGTTTGGCTATTCGTACTATTATACCAGTCATAGGACTTCGGACTATTTGCCCGGGTACACATTTATAATCAGCCCCTTTATGGAGATAACGCTGGATTTTACCGTTAGCTAATTTCCGTGAGCGTGGCGAACCATAGTATCCCTTTCCCCCTGCATCATTTCTAATCCCTAAGCCTGTGGGGTTGCCACAACTACCTATGATTGTTTTTTTCTTCTTCCTGCACCAAAACATCTTCTTCAACTGATTTTTAAAAGGCTAAACTCGGTTGAAAGGGTTTTTCCAGTTTAGCATTTTTTATGTTATTCTTTCTTGCTGGCAATAATTGGAGATTACTTAATGCCCAACATTTCTGAAAATCTATATCCGTTGGCTTTTTAAAATTAAAGGCTGATTTTGGTATTTTGTGATCAATCTGAAGTTTACCATTAAAATAATCATCCCAAGTATAACCTATAGGAATTGTCTTTGCCAAATGTTTAATAAGTTCATCTAATGTATAAGGGACTAAAGATTCCCAATGATACCCATTTTTATTTCTTTTTAACGCTTTATACATTGAAGTTGCCATATTTTGGCTTAATCTACCTTTCAGTGTAGATCGACTTTTTATATAATAGTTGCGTTTCTTTTCTTTCAATCTCTCTGGATAATTTTCTTTATATTGTTTTCTACGTTTTATTACTTTTTCAGGATTATTTGCCCGCCATTCTTTTGCTTTTGCTCTCATTTTTTCACGATTTTCAGCATAGTATTTTCTTGCATTTTCGTTCACTCTTTCACGATTATTTTTTTGCCAATTCCTGTTAAGAGTTTTTAGCTTTTCAGCATTGTTTATTCGATATTGTCTTCCATACTCTTTTATGTATTCCGAATTATTTTCATCATACTGTTTTTTGTATTTCTTTCTTTGTTCTGAATGACTTTCTCGCCAAAGTTTATTCTTCATTAATTCTTTATCTCGATTTTTAATATAGTATCTTTTTCTTGCTTCTTTTGCTTTTTCAGGATTGTTTTTTAACCATTTTCTATAAGAAGCTAATGCCCTTTCTCTGTTAGCTTCTCTCCATTCTCGTTTTTTAGCTAAAATATGTTCCTTATTCTTTCTATACCATTGCAAATATACGCTATTTGTGCATTCTTTACATCGAGATGCTCTACCATCCTCAGCCGTTTTACAATGATGAAATTCTTCAAGGGGTTTCTCAATTCCACACTTAGAGCATAGTTTAGTTTTTATTTGTATCATTTTTAATATTTTCTTTGTCGATAATTCTCTTTATTATATATCCACTTTTAGGACTTCCTTTACAAAACGGACAGGTGAAGACCCCCATCTCCCGGCCCGATGGCATCTGAATAGGAATGTAACCTCTGCCTTCACAATCAGGACATTTTACGAATTGATGTTTGATCATCTTACCTTCAAATAACTTGCAATGACTTTTATCCTTCAACTGGGATTTTAATGCTTTCTTTTCTATCTTCTCCATTCTTTGTTTACCAGCCTCAAATCGCTCTTCTGTTTTCTGGATGTGCTCTCTTAACGTTTCTTGAGTCTTAATTCCTGTTTCAAACAGAATGCCTAACTTGGCATCCGTATTTTCAAGTTTATCAAAGTCCGCTCGATTTACAACCCCATTACTCATAACTGAACCCCCAATGCTAACACTAAACTTAAATCATTCTTTTCACCTATTGACATTGACCTATATTGGTCGGTTAATATCAATTTTAAAGATAGCTTCGATGTAATGTCTTGTTTAAAAGAAGCCTCTCCAGTGAAAATGTAATCGTCAAAATCCTCAAGATTTGGCTGGTAAAATATTACTGCCTTAAATTGATTTATTTTACCTTTAAGCCTAAACGAAAGTCTATTCATATCAAAGGTGTCATTCTCAAGTTTTTTGTGGTGTTGGAGAAGCCCAGCGGAGATAGAGAAGTCTTTGTAAAAGGTATACTTTGGCCCTCCGCCAAAGAAATTCTCAAAGTCTATGTTTCTGATTTTGTTATATCCAACTTGATCATAGAACCAAAGAGACCATTTCTCATTAAGTTTCGGGTCATATCCTAAACGCAGGAAAGCCTTATTTTCAACTTCTATATCATCCTGCTCGCCATAATTCAGTTTACCTGTTAAGCCGATTCCCCTAATCTTGGTATCAACTCCAAGATATAATGACTGAGAGTCTGTAACTCCTGATTTGCTGGATAAGCCTAAATCAAGATTACCTGCAAAAACAGGGTTGATTGATAAAAGTAATCCTAATATGATTGGTATTAGTTTCATAGTGTCTCCTGTTGTAAAATCTGCTTCCGTTTGGCATGGGTTTCCTTTTTTAGATTTAGTTGTCCTTTTATGCTCTATTCATAACTGTAGTATTCGTTGAAACTGAGCAAGTTGAGAATATTTTAATTGGCCGCAAGTTCATTAGTTATGGTGTTGGATCAGTCCAATATGGCACATATTTTCCTGGCGAAACTTCTATCCAACCATTAGAAGTAGAATTATTTACAGACCCCATTTTAACAGTACCTGTACCAGTTGAAGCGGCTATAAAATACTTGTCTGCATAAAAAGCGGCAATTGACCAATAAACAGATGAATCATATTTAATAACTGTAAGAGCATCAAGCCTGCCAGTCAACGTCACTGTTGCACGATCACCAACTCTCTCTGATTCATTTCCATCAATAATTAAGTTATTATTTGGAGAGATTTTGACAAACGTATAGGTTTTACCCTCTGCTACATTTGCCAGTGGAGGCAAAGTAATTGTGATGTCGTTATCATTGGTATTACAAACTATAAATTCGTCATTTTTACTTGGTGTATACGAAGAATTGGCTGAAGTAACATGGTGGAAACTTTTTCTCTCATTCAGTCCATCCGTAACATCGAGTGTAGCAAAATTTACGGCATCTCTCCCTATATATTGCACTTCTCCGGAATTGGTTTTATACTTTGTAAGAGTTGCTCCAACATCGCCGATAACAATAATGGGTTCTCCTGCACCAGAATAGTTTGTTAATTCTGCTGCGTCTTGATCCTCCACCTCTTCCCAATAATTTCCTTCAAATGTAGTACGAGTATATTGACCATCCAATTCGACTCTATCGCTACCAGCAGCTCTTTCTACTCCACCATCAGTTGCCTTGTAAAAAATATTGAATTTAAGTAAATTGCCATTCCCATCATCTATACGGAGATGGGTATAGTTATGTTCAAAGGCGTTTAGTTTAACAATATTTGTATCAAATAAACCACCAGATACATTTTCTCCGTGCAGACGCAGTCCATATCTCCAATTATAGAAATGACATTGGAATATTTCATTAAAGTTTGAGCAATTATTACCAAGGCCTTCGGGATCTGCGCCATTAATTTCTAATCCAGTTGCATTATGCGTTGTATCATCTCCGCTCCCGCAAAAATAGATTTTGCTGATTTTGCATTTTCTCATACCGTAGCGGGCATGAATTCCAATTCCACCATTATTAAGATCAGCACCATTCAGATAAAAGTTTTTATATTCATTGTCTATCAAGCGACCATCAAAACGTATCCCGTAATCTGATCCAGAGGTGATTTTGAGTTCTGAAGTCCAGAAACTATCGCCAATGATACTTAAATATCGAGATGTAAAAGTAGCTTCAGATATATAATAAGTACCTCTGGATATATGTAGCGTGCCATCTCCTGCTGCATCTCCTGCCGATTGAAACCCCGCAGGTGTATTAGGAAACCAAACCAACTCTACGGCACTAACGGCTGCCCTCCCAAAACTCACACTCCCATCCCCACTAAAACACTGAGACAACCCATGGTTAAATGGGCCATTGATGGTAATCCTATACCCAGCCTTCACATAATCTTCTGCTTTTCCATCTGGGTCTGTGCTATCTGAAAGCCGTACATAAACCGTACTGTAACCAAGAGTATCATTATCCGCCCAGTCCCATTCACCTGCTGCAAGAGAACCCGCAGTCCCTGCTGTTAGATCAGAACCGTCCTCAGTACAAACATAAGGCTCACTTATTCCAGGGTCTCCGCCTGCTGCCGCTTCAAGATAGTATTCACTTGTCCCACTTCCACTTGCAGTCCATTTGTAACTTGCATTACGGATAGAAATATCATTGTTAATAACAGCTCCATTTTCTATCTCAAGGGTAATGTTGGAAGGTATGGTTTCGCTGGTAGATAGTTGGTAGGTAGTCGTATTTCCTGTGCCATTATGAGTTAATTTAATAGTCGCTTTCTTATCCGTGCCAATAGCATCTACATAGGCTTTTATAGTTCTACCATTCCCGGTAGCCCCTTGATCTGTCTCACCTGCATTGGGATAGTATGTCTGTGAATTTACCACGTTAGGCCATGGGATATAAGTAGCATAGGTATCTGGCTGTATTACCACAGAACCTACAAATCCGCCAATGGCAAAAGCTAAAGCAATTAGTAGTATAGTTAATTTTTTCATGGTTTACTCTTCTATCTGTTTATAGTTTAATATATCAATTTTTAATAGACAAATCCACCATTACCCGTCAAATAAATTGTAATACCTTGGTAATCTTGATTCAATACATAGTTGGCAATCATTATCCTTGGATTAGTGGCACTCCCTGAATTTTCATCTTCCGTTGAAATTATAATTGACCTTGCTGCTGCTGTATTATCCACAGCTATGATGTAATCCGTAGTTAATGTCGAGGGATTATAATCCGCTGTTCCGACTGCGGTGCGTTTCCCAAAAAGGCTTGTGTGGTATATCGCCGCTGGTGTATCGCTACCGATTGCTCCCGGGGAAGCAGCGTTAAATCTTATCTCCGGTCCCGCATAGACAATATTAATCCCTAACAAAAGTATAAGCGAAAAGAATAAGGTAAATCTTTTCATGGTATACCTCCTTAAATTTCTTGTATTTCCAACCAAACGGTGGCTGTATCAATACCTGCTGACTCCGACTTTGATTTAGCTGATATTGCTATACCTTTGTTGAAAATAAATTCTGTTCCTGATGGAAAATTCGCAACCTTTCGCTTATTAACATTAGCCTCGCCCTCTACTTGAATATCCATAAACGTAGTTGTGCCATCATAGAGTTTTATTCTAAATTTTTCACTTGCATCTGCTTCAACGTGGATACCTGTAATTCTAAAAGGTTTAGTTGCGCTACCTGCTGATCTTAATTCTACCCATGAGCCTGACCAAGTATCAGCTCCATCTCCGGTAGCTACGTTAATCCCTGTGAAATTATCCGGGGCAGTTTTGATAGGGAATGATCCGATTATCCCATCCCAATGATGATCTCCCACTACATCATCAATATTAACTGTATTTCCATGAAACCTCAGATTTGAGAAGTGCTGTTCATTACCAGCATCAAGATCTAATCCTAATGTGCAATCACCAATATCTATCGTATCAAAAAAATTCTCATCGCTACTTGCATGGATAATTTGGATACCCGTTAAACAGTCATGTATATGCAAATTCATTAATTCATTCCGTGAAGCATTATCCAACAATATTCCTGTCATGTGGGTTTTGTGGCCAACAAAATCAGAGTCATAAATCCTTCCATGTTTAGCTGTTGCACCATCTATGTGTAATGCTGTTGCTGCACCTCCCAAATCCTCCCCTACAAACATGCAGTCATAAATCCGAAAACCACCATGAGTTATTATAACGCCATTTCCGCTACCTGTGCCTAAATTAAAATTCAGTTTGCTCAACATCACTTTGCCTGTAAATTTCATAATAGAAGTAGCAGAGGCATGTGTATTTTTTATCTTAGCCCAACTTCTTGAAGCTCCAGCAAGGATATAATTGCCTGTCCATGTAGGATCGCCTGCGGTATCAATATCATAATTGGTTGTATGAGGACTTATCATTATAAGGGTGCAATCATCAGCATCGGTGGAAGCGGCATCTAAAGCATCTTGTATCGTAGTATATGCTGTAGCCCAGGTTAAACCATCTGCCCCGCTACCATCAGGAGATACAAAGAGAGTAGCGGTAACTGCCCTACCAATGATACCTGCTCCACTTTCACTTTGACCAGGATTATGTGGAGAAGTAATTGCAGGCCCCGCAGAGACAGAACTACTTAAAAAGAATGTCGCTAATAATATATAAAGATATTTTTTCATCAGTATAAGATAAGTTTGATAGTTCCCGCTATTGTTCCATCGATCATACAATAGGCGTTTCTTTCAGTTGTGTTATCCACCTGATCAACGCCATTTCCTTCAAGAATATCTAATCCACCTTGGTAAATATATAAATCGCTATCTTCCGTTGGTTCAGCCGCTATTGTATAGGCATCTCCGACATCCCAGTCATTGTCTGTTCCGCCGGTAAGAGTAGCCGTTACAGTTGAGGCAGTATTGGCTGTAATAGTCCCGCTTGAGCCATCAGTAGTATTTGATATAGTATATCCTACAAATTGATTTACATCGAAACCAGCGTCGGTATCTGTGAGGACAGAGGCGTTAGCACTCCCGTCATGCGCTCCCGCATGGTCTCCATCAATAATGACCTGAAATAGAGACCAATATTTTAAGGGATAATACCTATTTATGCCAGCGGTTGTATCATTGAGCGTCAGATCAGGTATTGAACCATCTGTGTGAGAGGCAACAAAGGTAATAGTGATTACCCTTATTACATCTCCAGTGTGTTCGTTTTTTACCGGGCCAGTGTCCATGAAATATAAAAGCCTAATTAATTTTTTCATCTATTTACTCCTTTCTTGTTATTCGTTGACGGCTTTTAATCGTTTTTCGATTTTTGGCGATTTGACAATAAGAGATTTATTCAATGCAAATCTTGCCAAATTAATCATATCCCAACAGTTCTCATTCATAAGTCTGCGTTTTTCTTCTGGTTCTAATTTATCATTTTTATATATTAATTGCACTACTTTTCTTTTTACACTTAAAGCCTTTGCTATTTCTTCATCATCAACGAGGCTCTGTGGCTTTGGCACACTAATGCCATATCCTCGTATTCCTGCCCTTTCTTTAGCGCTTTCCCATTTTCGTTTGCGCTTAATATATCGCTTATAGAATGTTTCTATGCTTCTTGTGTTTGCAGTAGGAAATCTTCCTGAAAATGCACGGATTCCAGGGATATCTGAAATAGTCATTGAAGGCTCAGGAGGAACATCGATTAACCCAGTTTTTTCAAGCAAACTGTCTATTCCTTCAAGGACAATTCTCCCAGCTCCACCCGTATATCCTCTGATAAGGTTTTGAATCTTAGCCGGAGATGCGTACTCTTTTAATCCAGGGATTTTGCTCATACCTTCCGCCAGAAGTTTAATAGTTTCAGAAGTGTAGGGAGCATATTGCAATTTAGGTTCAAGCTCTTCTCTGCTTCTCGGAACTACCGGACGGTCAAAAAATAATGTCCGGTTTGCAAACCATTCTATAGGGCCTATCGCAATTGTGGGGACTAAACTCGGAGTAGTTGATCGGACTAAAGCCTTCAGGGTCTCTTTAAATCCTTCGGGATTTTTTGAATAGTACCAGTCTAACGCCAACTCTGGCACACTTCCAAATAAAACACCAGGCTCAAATGGTTTGGGAATTGACCAGATGTGAACTCTTTTGTCTCCAATCTTCAACTCCCATTTAAACCCACTTTTACCTTTGAGTTTACCTATAAGGTCTTCTTTTTTAATTGTTCCAGGCCTACCATCCGGATATGTGATAATATTCCAAAATCCTATCCGTCTCCATAGCGGTATCTCCTCATAAACAGGATCATCTTTCTGAGCATAAAACAGTAAAAGAGAGGGTAAAGTAATACCAAGTGCCACTTTTATCGAAGTCCTTGCAGGATGATCTTTAAACTCTCGCACCATTTTATCTACACCATTGATCTGCGCTTGGAAAAAAGCAGTCATAGAGTTCATAGCTCTTGTTTTTAAACCAAGTTTTTGAAAATCTAAGGTAATATCTCTTGCAGCATAGGCACGCTGGAGCAAAGCGTCTAACTCTGTCTGTTTTCCTTTCTTTACCTTTTTAGCTTCGTATTTCCTTCCAGCAAGAAACTCACCCATTCGTGTGCCTTCTTCAAACAATTCTGAAACAATCTGTACTGCTTCAAGGGGATGTTTAATCAGATGAGGAATATTTTTTACTCCTTTCCTCATTAACTCTCGAAGGTTTTTTCCAAGATAATTTCTGTCGATAGATACCAATGTCGCATGCGCAGCTCCGCTTGCATTAAATTCCTGCCAGTCTTTACTTTTTGCTATAATATGAAAAGCACCTTTCAGGAAATCATAGCCAGGGGTGAGACCATATTTTGTATATAGAAACGCTGTTAGTTGATCTCTTATAGGGTTTCGGATAGCAAACTCAGGACTAAATCTTGTCGCCCCAGCCCGCAACCATTTGGCTGGCATAGACGCTATCTGGGTTAAGGTACTTAATGATTCCTTATTAAGTGATAGAACGGCAGCATAAAGGTCTTTATCAAGTATAAATAGCTTTGGTTCTCCACGTTCATAAAAAATAACTTCTCCTTTTTGAGGATTATAATTCGGTCTGAATGTTAAAAGCATATTATCCAAGTCGATTTGATCAAGTCCAAATTCTGCAATGAATGTATTAAGATCGAGCCCCTGATCTTTGGCGATAGCTCTCAGAGCTTCTTTGCTTTTCATTTTAACAGGTTTTAAGGGAAATGGAAGTTGCTCTATAACATCCCCCATTCCCTCCATTTTAGATATCTTTATAAGCGCTTCTCCCACCCTGTTTCTTTCAGCTATGTTGATCATGGCATAAGTGTTATACATAAGGCTCTCAATAGGATCGTGGATATCCCTTGACGAACCCTTCAATCTTTTGATAGGATTAAAAAGATTAGCATATTTTGTTCTGCTTAAACTTTTAAGAGAGGCTTCCCCATCCATCACACGATAGAGTGGTGTATAAAACAGATTCTTTTCTTTTATTCTGTCGGCCAATTTTTGGCTTATGCGCCCGGAGTCTACAAGAAACTCAATAAGATTATCAGAATACTCATAAAGTTTTTCCGCAGTTTCTTTGAACTCAGGTTCAAGCTCCTTTACCGCTTGCTCAAAATCTTTTTTTGAGATTATTCCCTCAAATCCCTTTAAAATTCTGGGGTCGTTTATGGCTCTTTTGGCTACCAGATAGGTACTCAGCATTTGTCTTTTGCCTTCTCTCTCAATAGGTGCAATAATATCATAGAGGGCTTCGCCTTGAAACACAACTCCTTTATCTTCTTTAAGCTGAAAGGGTTGCCATCTTAAATATTGCTCTGCTTTTCTCACCCATCCTCTTGTATAAGTTGACAAGAGATAAGTACTTTCCGATGCTCTAAGTGCCTTTCCCGTCCGTTTCTTAACTAAATTATCTAATACCTGAAAAGCTCTGATTTCATCCACTATCCAAGTGTACATTTCATTTATGGTAGGCAGTTGCTTCCGGCCATTTCCCTCAACAATAAAAGAACTCACCTTAGCCACAGAGGGAGATGCTACCCAGTGCTCCCATGCCTGCCTTGCCTGAACAAGAGTATCTTGAACATCGGTATATCTAGCTAATCTTTCCTCGAAGACCCGATAGAAGCCCGGAGCCTCTTTCTGTGCTTTCTTTTGATCAGTTACATAAAACCTAACAAACTCTGCGAAACCTTCTTGTGATTTATTCTTAGCACCTTCATAGGCAAGGTTCATTACTTCTTTCGGCATCTTAGCAGGAAAGCCCAAAAGGTTTTGTATATGGTGTCCCACTTCATGCAGAGCATATTCAACATCATTGGCTTTTTTAATACGAACAACCTTTGCTTGTGGTTTATAGATTCCGCCAATTTTTACCTTACCCCTCTTGGCTCTGAATCTTCCTACTCTGATAGGTAATTCAAGGCGGTGAGATATTGTTTCAAGGATATTGTTTCTTTCAGCCCCTTCAGGTACTCGACCACCTTTGAGAGGGATACCCTCCTCTATTTTTCTACGACCAGATTCCGCCATAGCCATGACGCCAGAAGTAGTGGTTTCTTCCTCTTTCATTTCCCCATATTTTTTATCCCATGCCTGTTGTCTGCGTAGTTGCTTATCCTGTTTTAAAGCACTTGCATGAGGATTGACTAAAGGGCGTGGCGGGATTTTTCTTCCAGATATAGCACGCTTTTTAATTTCCTTTTTAGATAATTTCTCCTCAATTGTTATTTGTTCACCTTTCTTTTTGGGTAATAGAGATACCTGTTCGCCAGTTGTTTCTGTTTTGATTTTTTCAGTGGGAAAAGTGACTGTGGGTTTCGCTTTCTGTTTATACTCTTCCCAGAGTTCCTGAGTTACATAATCAAATTCACCTTCTTTTAATTTGGCAATCTGATTAATTAAGGCGGGGGCTTCAATGGATTTAGCGCTTGCTTTTTTAAGTCTATCCTCTAAATGCTTTATTTGTCTTTGAATGAATTGTTGTCTTAATTCTTTTTCAGCAATTCCCCTCCCCCTCAACTTCGGAGGAGCTTCTTCAGCCTTGAGTTTAAACTTGGGTTTAGCTTTAAGGATGGTAGTTTGGGTGGGTTTTTCTATCTCTTCAGGCTTAAAACTTATATCTTCTTCGAAGAAGGAATTGGTTTCTCTTTGGATTGATTCTCTTTCGGCTTTTGCAAATTCAGCCTCTTTCGCAATCTCATCCGTAATCTCTCTTTTAAGAGATTCTTCCAAATCTCTCTCTTTGATACCATCGGCTTTTGCCTCCTCTATAGCTTCTTCACGTATTTTAGCATATTCTTCTACATCATGTCTATATCTTTCTTTAGCCTCTGATAAGGCAGCGTCAACTATCTCCTGTTGACGCACTCCTAACTTTTCACCTTTTAGTTCTAATTCAATCGCACGTGCAACTTCTTTGCCTGTCCATCCTTTCTTTTGCATGAACTCAGGGTAAGTTGAGGCTCTCCTGTATCCCCCTTCTTCATGTGGAATTCGTACTACTCCACCTTCTTTTACTTCATCTAAGAGGATGTTAAGATAGTCATGGTAAGGGGGTTTCGCCTTCGGCGTGGGTTTAACCTTCGGAGCTACCTTTACTAACGAAGACGGGGATTGTTTAGGAAGATATTTAGGTTCTATCACAGATATATCTTCAACTATTCTAAATAAATTTTTATTTGGTTTAAATACATAATTATAAAATTGTTTTTCATTGTAGTTTTTACTGTTTTTAAAACTTTTAAATTTATCATAAGTTTTTTGGGTTATTCTGATTTCTTCAACTTTATCCCAAAAATCATTATCCCCCCTAAAGGATGTTCTAAATTCATCCCATCCATAAAATTTACCTGAATCTGCATCTACTGGTGAATATTTCCCTATTTTATTTTTGACATTTAAGACAAGGACTGTTCCTCTTCCATGTGAACCACCAAAAACTCTATTTGAATTCCTTGCTGTTGCAAAATTAATAGTTTCATGAGGTGCTACAAATTGTTTCAAATTTAATAATCCATCCCAAGTTGCAGCATGATATATTTTGCCAGAAAATTTTACTGGTTTTAAACTTTCTCCAAATCCACCCTTAACATGAAAAGTTTCTATAGGTTTATTTGTTTCGGGATCAACTATTTTCCATTTTTCTTTCCCCCCTTCGGCCTTCTTTTCCTCAAACTCCTTCGGTGTTACCTTTTTTTCAACCTCTGTAGCCTTACCTATGGCTTGTGGATATTCTTTATAGTATTCCTTCGCCTGTTTGATAGCCTCTGCATCCGTTTTTGCATTAACAGCATCATACCAACTACCATCTTTGAAATGGATAGTTTTACCATTTGCAAATGTACTAATAGATTTTACTTCTTTGTTATCAATTATAATTGATGTATCCTTACCTATTGCTTTTGGCTTTTCTTCGATTGTAGGGGCTATTTTGGGCTTCTCAGGCGGTTTTTTCGACCATTCCTCAAATGTAGGTGTCTTTGGTATCTCAATGCCTTCCTTCTTTAATGTTGCCGATGTGACTGTGCTCTTATCCAGTCTGCCACCTTCCACGTTGTATAAGGCTATATGATCGCCCTTTGCGGTCTCTCGCCAGCCTTTAAAAACAGCGGTAGGTTTAACCTCAACTGCGGATTTAGCAACTGGCTCACTTATAATAGGTTCTTTGGAGGGAACAGCTTCTTTAGCAATTTCGCCTTTTCTATATCCTTTCTCAGCTACAAACTTTTCAAATTCTCCCATATCCTGTTTTTTCAGTACCCGTAATATTTGAGCATCTTTTAGTCCTGCTTTCTGCATGGATTCTATGCTTTGAACTATAAGACCACGTTCTTTATTGGTTAACCTTCTAAACCAGTTAGATTCAGTTAAGAACTTGCCAATAGGTTTATCTAAATTATTTTTTAAGAAAGGTATCTTCTGTAAGGCTACCCCTGCAAGTTTACCCACTCCTTTAAATACAGGCGGTGCAATCGCCCATCCTAATGTTTCTCCTAATATTTCATTCTGCTGTTCTTCTGTTGATTTCTTTTTAAATTCTTCCCAATCGGTCGGAGAAGTGAGCCACATCATTCCAGGCACAAGCCTTTGTGGAAATAGTTTCATAATAGCATATCGAGCAGCCATAAGATTAGGATTCTTGCGAGCCATTTCCATTTCATCTTCTGGTGTCCAATCTGTTTTCTCAGTTATGGCACTAACTATCGTATCTGCTGCTTTCCCAGGCATTTCTTCAGGGAAATGCTTCATGTATTTTGGCTTTACTTTTTCTTCGATTTCAGCTTTCTTTTCGGGTGGTAGCTCAACAAGTGATTTTCCTAAAAATTCTGGCATCTCTGCTGATATGAGAGGATCAATATATTTTTGTTTAAAAGATAATTCTTCAGAAGGTCTCTCTTCTTCTACTTGCTCAGTCTCTAATGGTTTGGACTCAAGAGATTCCTTTACATCAGACAAGACTTTTTGTTTTATCTCTTGATATGGCTTGCGTGGTATTTCCTCTGTAGGTATAGGTGCGCCTATTTCATTGGCTAAGTCCATTGCTTTTGATGTGGGTGTAGTAAAAGCTGGTTTTGGTAACCCTCCTAATAGACCCTTTGCTTTTTCTACATAGGGTTTATATGGTTTAATAGATATATCAAGAAGACGTTCTTCTTCTGGTTCACCTGTAGCGCCTAAATCAACACCCTGGGCGTGCAGGAAGTTGGTTTTTATCTTTCTTTGTTCATCAACAGGTAAAGCCCTGAATTCATCATCGCTCATCTTAATCTAAGTCTCTAAATTCAGGGTCTTGTTCCCATATTTCAGAAAGTTCTGTCATCTTTTAAATTCTCTCCAATCTGGTACTTTCTCTTTGAGTTTCTCATATCCCTTTAAGCCATAAGCATTTATAAGTGCCTGAATTTCCTTATCGTATACTTTCCTTACATAATCGAGATCATCCGCACTTAATTTCTTGCCTTTAAGAGACCCAAGTAATATTTGAGCATCCGATGATAATAGACTTAACTCAGACTCACCCACACCTTTTGTTTTAAGGTTTGCGTAATCTTTTTCTATTTGAGATATTCGTTTTCTTGCAGCAGCTCTATCTTTTTCAGTTATCTTTTCGGGCTTTTCCAATGCTTTTTTGCTAATAAACTGCCTACCTCCATATGTAAACGTTGTACCCTTAGCTTCTAAACCAGTAAGTAATCCGCTTTTAGGTACTTCCTCCACCTCTCCTTTTGCAAGCCAATTCGCTATAGTTTTCTCAACTTCGTATTCTCTTGTTTTTTTCTTTTCTTCCTTACCTCTACCATATGCCTTTTCATCTTTTAATAAAGTTTTGGCGTGGTCTAAGAAAGACTTCGCCCCTGGCAGTTTACCATATTCAATCATCATCCCGCTTAGAAATTTATCCGCTTCTTTCCACTTCTTTTTAGCCACTAAATCAAGCAATTTATCGTTATCTTCCCTAAATCCCTGCATTGCTTCTTTACTGTGGACAGCAAGCGTACCGATAAACTGAGATACATCGTCTTGGTTTGTCCCCTCTGGCAATCCACCAACCTTAGCAAGCATAGGCAGAAGTGCTCCAGTATATAATTTCATACGGGCTTCTGGCGTTAAGTCATCACCCATCTTTGTATAGAGATTTACAAGAGAAAGGGTTTTTGTAAATTGTCTTTCTTTTCTCTTTTCTTCCCTTTCTTTCTTTTCTATATCAGCCTTTCTGCGACTCTCTATAGCTCCGCTCACACCTTGACCCATAGCCAAAAGACCTTGCCCTATTGTTCTGCCCCTTTGAGCTGCTATGTTATACACATCATATGCCATTGTATTATCTCCTTAGCTTAGTAAATATCCTGCTAAAAGACCTGCGCCACCGCCTATGACTGCACCTGGAACACCGCCTACGGTCGCTCCTATTTGTGCGCCACCAAGAGCACCGCCCATCATAGCCTGTATTCGCCCTGCCGCTCGCCCTTGACTTGCAGCCCATTGATCATATCTTTGTTTCTGATAATAATTCCGTAAATCAGATATACCAGCCATAGCAGAGCCACCGCCTGACATTAAACCTTGCGCTATGCCGCCACCCGCAGATATTCCCGCTCCTGTAGAGCCGCCGCTTTTCGCCAGCCATAACGCCTCTGGCTGATAAATACTGGCTTCCTGCTGAGGCAATAGCTCTTTGTTGCGCCTCTTCCCTTAGCAAATTGGCTTTTGTATCAAAATCAGACAAAGCCTGAATACCAGGCGTGGTTGCCCGCCAATTTGGCCCCAACCTTCTCGATAAATCTTCTTCTAATTTTGCTCTTTCCTTTGCTAACTCTGATTCCAGGTAGGGGGAAACGCCTTCTTCACCTGCTATTGTTTTGGTATATCTTTCTTCAAGCTGTGCAAGGAGAGGGTCTTGTTCGCCTCTAGGGCTCTATTTCGCTCTGTTTCTGATTTTATAGCGTCTAACTGAAGACTCTGTAATTCGACACCCTTTTTAGCGAGTTCGGTTTGAAGAGGCTGAAGCTCTTTAGCAGCCTCTAATTGCAATTGGCTGTAGTCAATTTGGCCTGTATAGTATTTTTCTAATGTTGGCCACAGTCTCTCAAGCATGTCATTCTGTCTGGTAAGCTGCTTAACCTGTTGCTTTACAAGTTCTGTTTGAGTTTTAGTTAATTCTTTCTCTTCAGCAGAGGGTGTCGGAAGTGTTGGTTGATCTTCATCGCCAAAAGCAAGTTTAACCCATGGGAGTTTCGAAAATGACTTTAGTAAACTCATTAAAAATCACCTCTTTCAATTTTTTTAAATATACTTCTTTATAATCTTCTGGTTTGTAAGAGCGGATTATCATTTTTCTAATTTCTTGGATTTATTTGTCAGTTGTTTGTGTTTCAAATAATCTTTTCCCATTGCTATCATTAATCTTGAGAAAGTTTTATTTACTACATCCATTCTGTTTCTTTGTTCCTCTTGACTTTTTTCAACACCAATAAATCTATTATGTAATTCTTGTATCATTATAAAGGTTCGTTTAGGAGCACAATCTTTTATAAGAATAGGTTCTTTTTTA